GAATATATGGGCCAAGTACAAGCTGAAAAACAAGGTGCAATCGTCAGAAATAATAGCTGGGCGTTTTCATTGGATATACACGAAGCCGATTAGCAGCTCACCTGGACCCGCGCAGCCGTACTACTGAGGGTTATCTGGTGGGGCAGGAGTTTGCTTGCGAATATCATGCAGCTCCTGCTCTCTTTTTTCCCTTTTCTTTTGAAAGTGCAGGTTAACAAAAAAGGTTGCTACGCAGACGACCGTGGCAACCAGCATCATAGATTGATTAAAAGTCATTGCGCCCCACGTGAAAGCTGCCCCGTTTGTTATATAAGCCGAATTTGCGGCAATTGATTCTGGCTTGAGCCCAGCAGAAGGAGTGCTTTCAACGATGTTTTTAAGCGTCATGTTTAGGGCTCATGTTTGGGCATTTGATTTGCAAGCATTGTATCAGTTTACTTATTGAGAATCTTTGCAAGCATTCCCGAGCCGCTAACATTCTTTGTAATCTTCTCCACGCTGCGACCAATAACATATCCGCCAAGGCCAAGTTTGATAAGGCCAAATAGAGAAAGTATGGCTTCGTCAGACAGATTTTCTGGTGTAAAGCCAAACCAATATGCACCCAGAAGAATGCTGAACCAAACCATAGTCAGCGGCCGCCAGTTGCGCTGTAGCCACGACTCTCCTTTAGCTTCTGCCTGCACTACTTGCCCGCGAGCTTCTAGCCGGGTTTGTTCTAGTTGTGATTCAATCTGCCGAACTTTAACCGCAGCTTGTGGGTCTGACTTTATCGCCTTTGCCACCGAATTCGGGCTATTATCTACGCCTAAGGCAGAGGCGATAAGAGAGCCTACAGCCCCACCAGCAGGCCCGCCAAGAAGTGACCCGGCAATGGGTGCGACTGCGCCCACTGTGTCTTTTATGCCTTCCCATGCGCTCATAGTTTAGCCCGCCTTTAGCGACTGAATAGCCGCAATCAAACTCGTGTAATCGTGATCCACTCGGCCCCAGGTTGCAGGGTCACCCATTAACTCGTTGGGCCTCACACCAAGATGAAACATAACTTGCTCTTCACCATAGTTGTTGTGGGTGTCTGAGTAAACGCCAATCCCGGTAAACCCAATCGCCTCAGCTTCATGTGCTACAGCTTCAGCTTGGGCCCTTTTATAGACGCCAGTTACAAAACAATCGACTGCCAGCACCTCGCCCCAATGGTCAATATTATGCTCTGATAATTTGTTGCGGCCAAGGTTGCGGCCAAGGGCGTACTCGCTGCCGGATATCTCGATTGATCGGCCTAGCTTGGATCGGAGAACGTCCAGCATTGTGACTAGGCGCGGGCTCATGTCTTCGGCCCACTCGCGGAATTCTTCCTGGCTGAAATATTGCATGTATACCATAACGGCTACTCCTTAACGTTGTCGTATTCGTCATTTTCGAGCCAAGGAAACAGGCCCACGAATAAGCCCTCGCGGGTCAGCGCAAACCACACAAGCCGGAAGTGGTTGATCCGGTTCGACGCATCCGCAGGCGGCATCTTGCTGCGAACAAACACGTGGAATATAAACAGCAAGCCAATGGCAGCGGGTAAGGCAATGAGCGCGCACAGGACGGCTAAGAGAGTTACCATGGGGCCACCATTATATAATTTAGCATTACGTAATCTATACCGGTGTTGTTTTTGTATATACCGGCTGAGCTATGATGTACATACTCAAGACGGAATACCTCGTTGAAGTTAACGCCGATACCTAAACGGAAGTTATTGTTACCTACCAATTTACTTCCCGTATTATGGCTAACGCCAAGACGAAGATAAGGCTCTACTCCTTTATATCCCCATCCTGGTTCAGTGATATAAGATACTGAGTAGAGAGCAACCTGCTTTTGGTTGCCATTCTTGGTATCACCTGATTCTATAAGAGAAGCCTGTACTTCCCAGTTCTTATGCTCGTAACCGATCTCACCTGTTTTTAGATGTGAGTTTATAACGCTCTTACCGACACCGATATTAACGGTGTCAGCGCGAGAGTTAGCGGCATAACCAGCAGCTATCAATAATATTATGAAACCGCCTACTCCTAGTGCTGTTTTGTTCATGGCCATGTTACCTCTGTTAGATCGGTTAACGTGCCTGCGGTTATCTCAGAAGCATACTCGCCTTCGGCTGCTATGAGCTGCGCGCGGCGGGCTCCTATGGCGCGGTAAGCGTCTACAACATCTACAACCGGATGGTCAGCATGGAAACCATTGTCTGAATCTTTGAAGCTCGGGAACTCTGTTAAGTCCGCGTCGTCCATAAACGAGATTGCCTCTTGCAGGGCTTGGCGGTTGCCGGGGTCGCCCGCATAGCGGATGCTGTTAATCGTCACGCCTTGGCGTTCTTCGGCTTTGCGGGCGGCTGATAGTTGGCTTAGCAGTTGCGCGGTCGTCGGTATGCTTGCCAGCGCCGCTGCATCATCCAGCTCTAAGCGAGCCGCAGCGTGAGCGTCGATGTCTGTTTGGTAGCGGGCGTAAAAAGTGGCCGCGTCAATCATCTCGTTGGGTCGCTTATCCTTGTATTCCACCTCTGCGTTTTCGCCGTCAAACTGCACAGCCCATTCGCCCGAAGTAGCTGATACCGGAATGGTTAGCTGGTCGCCATTTACGGTTATTGAGTTATCTTCTGTAATCATCGTGACAATCATGGTCATTCCTTATGGGTAGGTGCCAGCAACGCCGGTGAAGTATAGGGGCACGAGGTACGTAAACTGAGGCTCATTAGTATGGCTAGAGCCGGAAAATGAGCCACTACTAGAAGCGCTTGAGCCGTGATCGTGTGAATTGGAGGATCCGGTATTGTCAGTATTTTGTGCTTGTGGAGCTGGTCTACCCCCGTTATTACCAGTAAGGTTATCGCCAAACGGAACAGATGATCCTCTATGATCATGACTCGGCATCTCCGCAGTAGACAGAGTGTGATTAAGCACGTTCACCGACGTGCTAACACTAACCCCGCCAGCAGGCGTTATATTTTTAGCGCCACCCGTCCCTGAACTTTGCGCAAACGTGCCCATTTTTGGGAACGAATCTATCAGGTCCGGCGTACCATCCGTTCCGTCTGCAATGCGCCAGCCTTGGCCGTATTTCTTATTGAGCGAGGTAGAGTTTCCGGCGAACAGTATTACCTCACCTACCTCGTGGCTAAGCGATGCAGTCAGTGCGTCAACTTCTGTTTGGCCAGCCTTCAGATCCAGCGCCGTCTGCCCCGCCGTGCTTACCGGCTTGTTCGCGTCCGATGTGTTATCAACGTTGACGTATGAGTTAAAGATTTTCAGCTTACTGATCCACGCTGTGTTCCCGGGGTTCCGCTGCTTGAGAATGTTTGCGTTCGTATCCATCCACCACATATAGGCGAAAATGGTTGTCGGCTCAGTAGCACCGCTGTTATTCGAGACGATTGCCTCTAGCGTATCATTCAAATCTGATCGAAATGAAACGCCCGGCTGGTTTGCAATATCGTAGTCTACTTGCATATCAGTATGCTCTCACTATGTAGTCGAATGTCCTGCTGATTGCAGTCCCAGCCGAGTCTTTAAATATTATATCAAACCCTAGAAGCGTTTTGTTTGATACTGAGAAAAAGTCACCCGTTGCCATGTCTTGACCTGTGATACCTATGGCAGGATTACCTATAAATGGCGTTGCATAAACGATACTCTTTACCCCTGCCCCGCTTGTAATATCATCGCCTGATTCGATCCTGTCGGCCATGTCAATCGTGACTGACAAGCCAAGAATTGCGATATTGTGATTAATGCTTTCAGTCGATAGCTCAGCCTTAAACTCAAACGCTCGGGCGGTGTAGTCACCGGTGGTGAATGGCGCCCAACTGCCAAAGGTAGCCCCGTCATCCGACTGTCGAATGAAAAGCGTTGCATCCACGTCATCGATCAGTGTGCCGTCTACGCTTAGCCAGCCGTCGACTAAGCCGCGTTCGTCAATCGTGTCTAACGGCTCAAAACCGAACGCATCTATCACAGCGGTTACTCTCGATGTCTGTACAGATGCTAGGTCGAGACTTCCATCAAACGCATATTCGCCGAACGAAGTAATACCGCCGAGAAATGCAATTCGTGGCCATGTACTCATAAGATCGGTTTGTTCGCCGATTGTTTCAGCGCTATCAAGCTGCAATCTATTATCAGAAACCGCAGTGCCATTCTTGACGCCTTGGAACGATGGATCTTCGACGAGATTAGCCACAGCATTAAGGCTGATAATAGTCGGCGCATTGGTGCTGATTATTGTAGCGTCGGTGCTTCTGTTGCCGCTAGAATCTAGCCATTTCGCAAGGTACGAACCGGGCATTAGTGGCAATGATGCTGTCGTGCTGGTGCCTGATATTGTGCCGCCGATGTCAATAGCACTCGACCAGTCGGGATCTAGCTGGTTAGGCGTAAAGCGGATTAGGATCTTGCCGCCGACGATGACATCCAGGTCTGTCGATTTATTCCATGTTAAAAACGCGCTTCCTGCTATAGCTTGTAGCTGGAAATTATCAACGGGAACGGGCGGCGCTGTTAAACCGTTTATCGTTTTAGTAATTGATGAAGTCGGGCCACGCAAGCCGATACCGCTGATCGCAGTTATTCGGATCTCATTAATGCCAGCAACGACCGGCTCGACATCAATCGCAGGCGTGGAGGTATTCAGCTTTATCCAGTTGCCATTGACGGGCCGGTGTTCTAGCTCATAGCGCGCACCTGCCTGGCCTTTCCAGCTCACCGACATTCTAACGCCGACAAGTGTGCCGGTAATCAAGTAGAGTGATTCGGTCACAACGATGTCAGACGATGCATCTGGAATGATTCTAATATTGGATATTTGTATCGGATCTAGTTTGATGTCACTTTCGATTGCAGCGTATTTGTCAGCGCGATATTCAAGTCCGGTGATCGATGCGTTTACACCGTCTTCACTGATTGAAATAACACGCCATTTTTCAGGGTTCGCGCTGGTTGAACCTAGTACCCAGATTGATTGTAATTCAGGCGTGCCACTAAATGCAGGTGAAACTGTGAGTATTTTCGATCCATCAGCGCCGATGGTCGATATCAACGGCCATCCACTGACGAGATCGACTCTATCGCCAATGCTCTCAGCATCACTACTAATTACGGTTGATTGTTCAACTGTACCATCTGGCATGACCGCCCACAATGTATAGACTAATAACCCATCAATAGTGACGGCGCTATCCAGCGTAAATGTCGATGTAGTAGCAGCCTGTAATCGACCGCCTAACCTATCGCCAGACCGTACAGGATCAGAAGTCTGGAATACTTCACCAGGTGAAATAGACAGCCCATCCAAGCCAGTGCTAAACGTAACAGTGTCAGTCTCCATTCGTTCAGTAAACAATATCGCTTTTCCGAACCTATGTGCTTGCCCGCGTGAAGTACAGCCGAACGCTACAACATCTTTTTTGATAAAGCCGAATCGTTCAATGCCTACCGCGTCTTCAATGTATTCTACTGCTTTGCGGTACAGGTCAGACGGGTCGTTCCAGGTAATACCGATAACCGTTGAGCGCGTTCTAGCACTGGAGCCTGAGTAGCTAAACGAGCCGCCTATGACGTTTGCGGGCGTAAATAGCGCGATGGGATCTTTTGGCGAGTCCTGAGTTAATGAGACAGCACCGGCGGCCCAATACGACATGGCGGCAAATGCAGAGGCCAATGCTTGCAATACTTTAATAGCTTCTTCGCGCGTCTGGATGTAAGCGTTCACTGTAAACCGAGGCTCTGTGCCGCCTTGGCCGTCATCGACCAGCTCATCACAATACTGACTTATTTCAAACAATCCCCACTTATCAATCAGGGCGGCAGATACATAATCGCCGAGGCCATATCTGGAGTTAAGCACCAGATCATAAAACACCCAAGCCGGATTGTTTGAGTAGGCCGTGATAAAAGTGCCATCCCAGACGCCAGTATAAATTCGAGTCAGCGCGTCATAGTTTGATGGTACTTGTAAAATTATCCCCTCGATTTCATAACCGCGAGTTGGTATTTTATTAAATAGCTCACTATCAACTGACATTGCCATTAATGCGCTGTTCGGGTACCTGAATTTCTCGTCTTGTATTTCAGTAAAGCTGTCCCAGAATGTTTGGTTTTGCAGCGACTGGCTTGTGCTGTCTGCTGTTATCCGTCGAACGCGGATATCCCATGGCCCTGGACTTGCCAACGGTATAATATAAGCCCTTTGATATCGGCTCGAAGTCTTGCCGGTTATGCTGTCAAAGTTAGACCATGACGTGCCTGATCCTGACGGGATTAACGTGCCTGTTCCGCTTGTTTTGACGACTCTAAATTCGTATGCGTCATCCACTGGGGCGTTGAACGATGTTGTTTTTGATCCAACTCCACCAGACCCGCTTAATGATCCATTTGACAATACCAGCCACGTCGCATCCCCAACAGCGCGGTAATCGATACGCCATTGGATCGACTGGAATGCGGACCCTACACCCGTCCACGCTATAGATATCTGTGCGCCGATTATTTCAGTCGTCAAACTCGATAGAACATCATTGTCATCCAGTCCGAGCGGTATTGTTATTTCCTGGGGCTTCTGAGTTACAAACCCGCCGCTGTTATTCTGGACATCAATGGCTACATCAACTGTCGTGCCGCTTATATCGCCGTTAGTCGTGTTTTGTGATGTCAAACGCGGAACGGATAGCGTGACTCGAACAGAATCGACATCACTATCAGTTATTGATCTAACAATACTGGTCGATGCAGTGACCTCAACACCCACTGCAACTTCAGACTCGACACCTGGGAAACCGCTGATATGAGTCTGACCCTGAGTGCCGTTCCTCGAATCAAACGCAACACCATCGATATTAAACGAGTCATCCGCATTTTGCAGCGGTACGTTGTCAAGGTATATTGACCTAAGCCCGTCTACTAGCCCGTTAATTTCGCCCTCTGAAACTAAATCAACAACGCGCGCGAGTTGTTTTGACCGTAAGCTATCAGGCGCTTCAACTGCAACGCGCGAACTTCCGCCGCCGCCTTTGCCTCCGCCACTGCCTTTGATTAATTTCATATTTGCGCAACTTTGAGTCCGGCGCTAATCACCTGGCTGCCTACTATCATTCGACCATAACAAAGTGGCACTGGGTTCCCCTGTCTCGTTGTATTGACTGCGCCATTGAAAATAAAAGACGGCTTATTTTCTGGCCGCTCTTGCGAGTCTCCGGCGCCAGATTGAGGCGAGAATAACAACTGTGATACGCCACCGATGACTAGTGAAACGCCGATTGCAGAGAATGTTCCCGCAGTAATACCGGCGAATCCAGCGGTACCGGCGGTAGCTCCAGCAACACCGGCGGCTGAACCGGTAGCCCCAAACCCAGCCGCTAAACCGCCTGAAAAATAGATCAAAGCAGCACCGGCTATGATTTTTTAAAGGGCCACTACTCGCACCAGCTATAACAGGCACGATGCGGATCGTTTCTCTATCTGATACCGGGTTGACCGTCTCGCTAATATCTAAGTCGGTTTTCCCGCCGATCAGGATTTTATAAGAGCCGCCATCAATCAGCGCCTGTTTAAAGCCCTTTAGCGTCACGCTAAGAGCTTTGACAGCTTCGGCGGGTGTCGATACATCGTACTGATGGACACGGCCAAACTGCTGTCCTAGAAAACCGTATAACAGCAAAGTCTTCATGCTCCATATCTCACTATATGAGTAGTCGCTTTCATGTGAGACCCGCCATAAATATCAATCGATGATAGCCGGTTCGTCTGGTGATGGCCAATTCTGTTATTACCGAGGTACACAGCGCCATGATTCGGAACTTTGCTGCCGACTTGCATTAAGATCACATCTCCAGCCTGCAATTCACTGACAGTATGAAACCCTGCAGACTTAAAGTTATCGAGGTACAGGTTTTCGCCATTCAACCACCAGTTGTCTTGGCGGTCATAATCAGGTATCTCAATGTCCAATTCTTGCTTGTAATAGTCGCGGATAAAGGAATAGCAATCTACAGATCGGTGCTGAAACGTCCGGCCATACAACGGCATTATATAACCACTCGGCTTGAACTCGTGAATGTTGCCAGTTGGGTATGAAATTATTAGCCACTTCAAACCCGACTGCTCGCAACCAACAAGATCAGCAGGGCTGGGCAATGGAGACAAATTAGGGTGGCTATGAACCACGGTATCTATCACGCCCGCGTCTTCTGCGTCGGCATAATCCTCGGGATGGATTGCAAACTGTAAGCCGGTCGCTATGTTCCTGCACGGCTTATACCGACGGCGGCCTTTGACAATGACAATCAGGCCGCAGCATTCGCGCGGATAGCATTCTTTAGCATGCTCTAAAATGTCGTTTTGAATAGTCATTTATGTAGAACTGCCAGAAAATCCGCCGAATGGTAAGGGCGAGTTTGCCCCGAATCTCAGTTTACACGATGCGACTCGATGCCCACAAACGTCCTTGCTTATATCGCTCGTGGGATTGTCTGTTATATCAGCCACCGCCCCGCCGGTATATCCACACTCGCCGCTCCGGTATTGCCATGCACAGACGTTCTGAGTCACTTGCCGCTTTGGTATTTTGACGTTAGTCAGATCCATTGCCGAAGCTAGTTCAAACGAAATAAAGATGCCATCTTCTGACGCTTTGCGATCGACGAACCATATCTCGTCAGGCAGCGCGACGTTCGGGTCGGCTTGCGCGTTTCCTCCGCTGAAATTAGCCGCGTCCAGGTATTTAACAAACGTTCTGCGGCGTGTGAACTTAGCACCCACCATGTCTTCAAAGTCGCGTACTAACACCCCGACCAGCCCGCCGATATTTGACATTTTAATCGTTGGCCTTGGCTGCGTTCCCTTGCCCCTGCGAGCAAAGCCGCTCACTTCAATCGGGAATCGGGTATAGGTATTGCCTTGCCAAACAATGTCATTATTCAGCTCGTTAACTTCTGGCACCCATCTAAATAGGGAGCTGCCGATATTAGTTGCGTCCAGTTCGTACAGATCAATGATGCTGCCAGGTGCTAGTTTTTGAAGGTCGGCGGTAATCATTCCCCATGTACCTCTTCGAAAGTTGCACTCAAAGTCCAGTTATCAAACTCATTAATAGATGGACTCCAGTTTCGGCACAGCCATCTGCCGGAAGCGCCGGATGGAGGCGTCCAGTTAAATGATGTAATGCCGCCCTCGGTCGTGAGTAAACAAATCAATAGCGTCTATATCAGACTTCGTACCCTCGAAATTCAATGACCACTCGCGGGCGATTGTATTAATGCCGTCACCGACTCTTTGCTGATAGCCGTCACCGAATTGAGCCATCTTGACTCTCGGTTCCTTTGATAATGCTGCGCCGTACTTTGGCGAAAACGTGAACGTGGTCATGACAATACTCCTTTTACCCAGACAATAAGCCACCCGGTCGGCTTTCATCAATCAGCACCGATCTTACTGCAACTCCGATCATGTCGCCAATCTGCTTGCCGTCTTGATCGCCGGTTGCATTTGATCCTGATGCATCGACGTTAACTACAATGTTAACCGAGCTGCTGCTGCTTTGCTGGCCCTTAGTGTGATCTATAATTGTTTCGTTTGGATGCAGTATTGCAGGGAACCCGCCTATACCATCGACGCCGCCGCTTCTTGAGCCGCTGCCAGTGAAGCCGCCGCCGTCAGCGCTAGGTAGAGGCCCAACGGTGTTATCGAAGAATGGCGAATTGCCGGTGCCGATTGATGAACCGGACCCAGATGAAAATATGCCCTGGGCAATCGACCCTAGCCCCTCACCAAATGCGCCAAACACTGGCGCAAATGCTTTCTCAAGTGCGATTTTCTGCAATTGTTTTAATATGCCGTTGGCGAATTTCTCAAAGTTCAGGCCGCCTTCGACAAGTGAGTCGGCAAAGGATGCGCTCCATCGTTCTGACGCAGATTGTAGGTCGCCAAATAGTCCTTTGCTTTCTTCAGTTTTATCGTTCATGTCTTCAAGTTCGTCACCCGCTAGCTTAACGCCGGCTTGATATTGCGCAACGCTGATTAATGCCTTGCCGGTAGCCTCGTCTATTGTAGAGCGCCACTCGTTGAGTTTTACAATTTGCTCGTCATATAGCTGGGTCGGTGTTTTGATTGATTCCGCAAAACGATCTGCTCCCTCTACCAGCGCCGCTTGCGTGGCCGCCTGTTCTCTAAGGCCCTCATTCGTTTTTAAAATGCTCACAGCAAGGGTAGTTTGTGGCCCGGAGGCGTCTAGCGTGGCAAGTTTGTATTGCAGAAGCTGCGCGTCGGTTAGCGTTAACTCTCTAGTTTCGGCCTGCAGTGCTGCAATGATCTTTGCTATGGCGGCAGATGCCTCTTCTTTTGACGCTTTAAGCTCTTCCATTGCCGTAACGGCAGACTTTGTAGAAACTTCTGCAATACGCTCATTAACCTGGACAAGATCAGCGCTTAATTTATTGCTTTTTGCACTAAGGTCTGCGGCTACGCTGCTGGCATGGGTCATATCTGTAAGCGCGGAAATATCACCAATGCCAGACATGCTGCCTGCCGCGCTGTCACTTTGAGCTTTAGCCGTCCTTTCTGCTTCTTTCCTTGCATTCGCAAGCGCAACGGCTGTATCCCTTAGCTTTCTTTCTATGCCGGTTCTTTCGTGTCGTAGTTCGGCTCCTGTCAGATCGTCCATGCGATCAGCCAATGCTTTAACGTCTTCTTCTGTTCGATTTAGCTGTCGGCTAGTTCCAAACAGCTCTTCTCTGAAAACAAAAGCCGCGCTCGCTGCGATAACAAAAACGCCCAACGGGCCACCCAGAAATGCCATGGAAGCTCGAAGCCCCGCCATGGCCCCGGTGGCCACCCTTGCCGCAACTGTGCTGCCCGCAAGCGAGGTGGTTAGAGTGTTGTTTGCAGCGGTTAATACAACCGTGTTTGCCGCTAGCTCCGCCCGTAGCGCTATTGATCTGACTGTGCTTGTAGAGTTTGCGAGTTGTGCCACCAAAGACCTTTGAAGAGTCCTTAAATAAGCAAGCTCTATTTGGGTCTGGGTTGCGACGGCTGCCGAGTGTGAAGCAGCTGCGGCCGTTCCAAGGATCAGTGAGGCTGTTGACGCTACCAAAGCGCCAGTAAGCCTAGTACCGATTACCAGTGCCAAAACTTTTCCGGCCTTCGCCAGTGTGTCGATATTATCAGCAACGAAAAGCGACGCATCACGAAACGAATCCAAACCGTCTAAAGCGGCAGGGGCGATAATCGAACCCACGGCTGAGGCGGCTTCGTCAGCTGCGTTCCCGACTAACTGTAATTGAGCGCTGAATGACCCAGAAGCAATGGCGGCCTCTTTGTTAAGCGCTATATTTGAGTCCCATTCGCGGTTTGCTTGGGATAGCGCGTCGGCGAGTACATCAGTTCGAGTTGCTAGTGTTCCGAGGACTTGAGTTGCCCGCACACCTTTTAATCCCATCGCTTCCAGGGATGCTGAAACATCTCCGCCAGATTGCTGTATCTGGCCGAGGCCGTTTACAAAGTCTTGGAAACTTTAGCTGAGTTGCCGTTGAAGAAGTCTTCGCGCAAGGCGTCACCGGTACGCCCTGTAATTTTCCAGCCGGGCTAACTCATCGCCCCCGTTGCGGATCGCGTCATTAATAGCCTGGAAGAAAGCCCTACCTGGGTGCCGCCGGACTCTGCCTGAACACCCACCGCCTTCAATGCCGTGGATATGCCTAGCACTTGCGCTGCACTGACATCAAACTGAGAGGTGGACTGTGATACGCGAGTCGCTACGGCCGCAATCTCTGATTCTGTTGCGGCGAAATTATTACCCAGCTGTACGATGGTTGAGCCCAGCCTATCCACGTCTCTGATCGCGGTGCCGGTAACTGTAAGGATTCGAGCCAGAGATGTGGCCGCTTGCTCGCCAGATAGGGTTAGACGCCAGTCCTAGCTTGCCCACGGTCTCCGTGAAACGAGAATGTTATCCTGTACCG